ATGATCGTGCCCCTGTGTATGTCTGCACGTTGATAGATACAGGCACAAAATACCATGCGCCTTCTAATATTGCAGGACCGATACTGACAGAGCGAACCCGCAACTTAGTCCCATTATAGGACAATACTGTGCCGCGCTTGAAATGGTCTGCGACCGTATCTAGTTGCGTCGGCCTACCTGTTCCACGTGGAACCACTACGTCAATCTGATAGATGGCGTTAGTCTCATCCTTCCCCGTAGAGCCTAAGCTAACCTGCTCCGTGTCACCAGGGAGAAGGTTGGGCCGGTAGTACACTGTCCCGGCGTCAGGCTCATACGGGATATTCGGCCATGCAACAGGCGTAGAATCCATGGAGTCTAGCTGACTGTCTAGCGCGGCCTGCATATCGTTGAAGAATGTACTCATTACTCAATCTCTATAAAGAGCTTCTTGTCACCCTTAACAACATTGTTAATGATTGACTGAAACTCTGCCACCGTAAGACGGAGCATACCGTAAGGAGCCATCCGTGACCCCTGCGCTGGCGGACCCTCGTTCCTACCCATCTCTATGATTAGAGAGTAGGGCTGATTATTGGCGAGGTAGTAGTTCTGTCCCGGCTTCAGCTCCGAGACTACCTTCCTCACCCTGGCCTTCGCCTTCTTCCTAGTCTTGTCTGTCGTCTTCGTTACCCGCGTAGACGGCTTGCCCTTCGTGGGTATCCAGCTATTAACGAGAAGCCCTGTATCAATGGGCGTCCGGTCGATGACCTTATAGCTGAGCCTTTTCATTACCTCCCGAGCGGTCTCCATGGGGAGCTTTTTGAAGTCCCTGACCGCCGTCGTTAGCTTCTTCATTTTCTGATTTGGAGGTTTGCGGCCACCACCGTCCCAGCGGGGGCAATTTCGCTAACCGAGATAACTCGGTACGTATCCGAGCCCACCACAACCGAATCACCGACTTCATACGTTCCACCCTCCGCGAGCATACGCCGATCACCCTGAAGTATAGTTCCATCAGCGAGATCAGCATCCGAATAGTTAAATAAACAAGCGTAACCCGTATACGTACTGGATGAGTCACTGGTCTTCCCCGTTACAGGGTTATACGCCCCGTTCGTGGTCCGCGTAAACGTGTATTGAGCGCCAAACTTCGTGAGCAGGCGAGTCGCGGACGACGTTAAAGGGGTGTAGTTGTAGCTCACGCCCGCGTCACCTCAGAGAAGGGCAGCACCAGCTTGCGCAGGGCCCGTTCTAGGGCAGGCGTAGACCGCTTCATGCCTGAGTTGTCCTTGTAGGTGATCTTGATGCTATCAACCTGCTCGGAGGTCACTTCGCGCTCAGACGGGGACAGCTTGGAGTCCCCATCAATCTCAATCTTGATGAGTTCGTAAAGGGCCGTCTTGACCTCTTTGGGAATCTCGTTGGAGTCCACAGCGTAGCCGTCGATCAGGACTTGATCGCGGGGCCATTGCATCGCTTGGTTCTCGTCAGCCTTGAGGCCCTTGAACTTCAGACCCTCAAAGTAATCGTGCGCACGGTAAAGCTGCTGGCTAATCGCGCTATCCGTGCCATAGGTGATGCCTCGGTCATCTGCCCAGGCCTTGAACTCTGCAAGCGTGATATAGGAGTTCGCTCCAGAGACTAGCGTTCCATCCTCAACTACTATCGCCATTTACCAGCCTCCAATCGCCCTTCTTGTAGTTCTCAACCTCAAGAGGGTGAACGTCCGCGTACTTCCCATCACTCTCGCGGTACATCTTAACCAATTTCGGCTTTGGCTTTCTTACGGGTTTCTTCTTTTCCATGAGAGAGAAAGGGGGCCCGAAGGCCCCCTGATACCTCTTAGCCCATGAGGGTCGCGATGAAGTCAGGCTTCCAAGCCTTCACGCCCCATGCCACGGACACCTCGATCATCGACTTGTGATAACCGGGGTACACACTAACCGTGAACGTCAGGCCGCTGGCAGCGTCGGAGACGGTCATGGTGTCGCTGGCAAGGCTGGACGGCGGCTCTGCGAGCGGGCGGATAGCCAGCTCAAGAGCGCGGCGGTGGAACGCCACGTTTGCCGTGTAGCTGTTGCCCACGGTGATGGCCGCGTTGTCGGCAAGAGCCGAACGGAGGCCAGGGCCGCCAATGGCGAAGGCGCCACCGGAGAGAGCGGTGTTAACGACGTACTTATTGGTATCGCCGTTGAAGGTCACCACATCACCCGCGAGGATGGTGCCGGAGCCGCCATCCGCATCGACCGAAGTGTCGCCAGCAGCGAGCGCACCATTGACAAGGATGCTAGCACCCGTGCCTTTGGTATGGCTCTGAACCTGAGCGGACTCACGCATCATCAGACCTTGGAGGTCGAGAAGCACACCCTGACGGAGCAGGTCGGTGCCACCAGCCTCGTTGGCCTTCTGGAGCTGTGCGAGTTGACGCAGGTTGGTCCCGGCGACGGTGTTCAGCACGATGCTGGCTTGGCCGTCGTTCATCGGCATGCCGTTGTCAGCGAGGATTTGGCGAATCTCTGCCACTTCGCTGAAGTTGGAGCCGAACGGGGTGGTGCCTGCGGTGCCGAATGCGCGAGAGGCATTCGTGTACGCCTCAGAAGCAACGTCAGCTTCGATCTCGTTCACGAGCGCACGCATCGCCTGAGCGATTTGGTCGCCGTACACGGTCTCAAAACCAATACCGTTGTTGAGGTGGCGCACATCTTCCCCGGTGTAGGGGATTTGCACAGCACGGGTCTTGCTGATGGTGAGGGTCTTGTTGTCCACCGTCTGATCCGTCCCCTCGGGGATGGTCATGGACTCGGACACATCAACCACACTTGCAGCGCGGGTGAAGCTGGCACGGACCACATCGCCTTTGGCGACACGCTCGGAGCCGTTTGCGTTCACGGTAACAGCAGGGATGAAGCCGACAAGCTCCCGCCCCACTACGTCGGCGGCTTTGTAAATATCAGCCGCTAGATCGGTCAGTACGTTAGCCATTGGTCGGCCTCCACGTTATTCGTCATAAAGTTTTCCGCCGTCCTTGAAGAACTGCTGCCTCTTTACCGGAGGTAGCGCTTCCCAGTCGGATCGGCTCATTTCCTTGCCACGCGCTTCGGCTCCACCTTGCGCCTTGACGGCCCCGCCGCCACTTGCTTGGATTCCATCAACTAAAAACGGGTAATCCGTCTTGATAGAATTAACCAAGTCATCAAGGGAAGAAACGGTCAACTGCCCCGAGGGATCAGTCACCCGTAACTCCCCATCTACAAGAGAAAGCCGTTGGCTAAACTCTTTCTGTAGTAATTGTGCGCGCCCTGTGTCTTTTGTCAACTGAGCCGCTAGTTTAACAGCTTGTTCGTTAATCTTCTGCTGTTGAGCTTCAGCATTCATCCTGTCGATTTGAGCGCGGAGCTGATTATTCTCCTCGCTACGAGACTCAAAGAGCTGCTTGTAGTTGTTCTCAGCCTTCGCCTTTTCTTCGGCTTCAAGGCGAGCCTGCTCCCGCGCCTCTTCGCGCTCCTGCTGTACGCGCTTCTTCTCTCCTAGGAGTTCGTCAACCTTAGACTTTAGCCCCCGCGTCTCTTCTTCAAGGCGGGCCTCTAGGGTTTGGTTGAACCGTTCCGAGAGCTGCTCCTTGACGGAATCGTCTAACTCAATGTCTTGTAGTAAATCGCTCATGTGTCACCTCTGGCGTTACATGGTGCGGCTCTGCCGCTATAAACCCACTCGCTCAAATGCAAGTGGTTCAGACTCTCTAAGCTCTTGTAATGACAGCACTTTTCCACTGTCATCAACGAAGCGCCCTATAGAGAGATTTCCGCGCCTAAACAGCTTTGCCTTGGCCTTCCCTAAAACCTCCTCCTGAAACGCCACAGGTTGCCGTCTAAGCCATTTTTCGTAGTTAGTGGTATCCCTGACAGTCTTACCCCCTCTCGGGCCGTCAGCGGGCCGTTTAGAGGTCTTATCGGGGCCTAGGTCATACTTGCCGTCAACGATAAAGGCGATGGTTGAACGGCAGTTGAAGTGAGCCGGTGGTTTCGGGTTCTCGTCCTTGTCCTCGTAGATGGTCCCGTCACGGGATGCGCAGATGAGGCTGGTGTGACTGTCGAGAACGGAAATCCACTTGTACCCCTGAATTACGCCGCCGTTCTGGCGGATGACCATATTCCGAGCGTTAATAGATACGTGGTTAGTGATGGTTCTGGCTAGGGTCGCCGCCTGACGCTGCTGAGTACCTGTAAGGTCCATGATTCGCTGGGTGACCTGATCCGTGGTCTCCCCAAAGAGGTAGCCGTCACGGACGATCTGCGCAACCTGATAGCTCTTACGTCTGCCGAACGTCCTTAACGAGTCCTGCATGGTATAACCTTTGCGGGGCTCTAATTGCATTATATTAGTTAAAGTTGTTCCGACAGCTTCAGCAGTATTAGGACGAATAATATTAGCCCGTACGTTGTCACGTAATAAGCGATAGTTGAAGTCGATTTCATAATCAACGAAGTCCACCATTTCTTCAATGAAAGACTCCGAGTAATCATTATATCTACTAATACCAACATCCATTAAGTCCTGCGTGACCCTATCCATAGCGGAGATGGGGACGTCAGTGAGGTCCAAATCCAGAAGACGGATGGAGCTTTCTAGGACGTTACGGACGAAGAGGGACGCTTCCCGCTCCCTCCCCTTGGCGTAACGCTGTAAGAAGACTTGATGGCGCGTCAGAGCGTCATAGATGACATCATTGGTGCTCATCTAAGTCCTTGATAACCCTACCATTTTACCTTGTCGGCCCAATACGCCGCGCTCATCTTTCCTTTGGAGATGTTCTTGGCGTGTCGAGCTTTGAACGAAGCGCGTCGAGCTTTTGCCGCATCCGACTCGCCTTTCTTTGCTGGGCTTCCCTTGACGCCTTGCTGTCCGAAGCGAATCGTCTTGACTTGACTGCCTTCTTTAGCAAGAACGACATGGCTCTTTGTCGGATGGTTTGGGGTCCGCTTGGGTTTGTTGTATCCCGCAACGCCTAGCCTCTCTATCCGGGGGTCTTTAGCCATTAGGGGCCTCCAAGGGGGGTAGGTCCCCCAGTTCTTCCTTGACGTCCTCTAGGGTGCGGTCACCGTCGATGATCCCGCCAGCCTTGAGGCGCTCAAAGATGTCCCGATCAGAGATGACCTGACGATCCATGAGGGTGACCATGGACATAACGAGCTGAGGGTCAACGGTCTTATCGTAGAACTCGCGGTTGATCTGGAACTCGGACTCCTCGTCCGTCCCCATGAACATCCCGCACCACTCTAGGCACTTCTCAATCGCCATCGAGAGGTTCTGCACAATATCCCCTAGAACCGAATTCTCGGACGCAAAGCGGATACGCGCCCCCTCTGCCGTCTCATTGGCGCCCCGGTCGGTGATGATCCGAGCCCCAATCGCGACCATAGCCGCTTCCTTGGCCCGCATAGCCTCCATGACGAGGTTATTGGGATTGGCCTGAAGAAGCGTGGCCCCTCCGGTCTCCCCTAGTACGTGACCGGCCCTAGACCCTAGCTTGATGCCGTCCGGGTTGTAGTCGTACCACTGCTCCGGGGACAGGCTATGGGTGATGAATAGGGTGGGTTGACCCGTAATGAAGCAGGATTCCTCGTAGTCAGCGGAGTTGCGGTAGTGCGCAATATTGACATCCGCAATATCCGAAAGGGGCGCATCGTCAATGGTCGAATCGTTGTTCTTGGACCCCACGAACATGAGCGGGATTTCGTCCCACACGGACCCGTCAGCCTTCCGGGGGTAAAACTCGTCCGTGTACGGCTGGTCCTCCCTAAACACCTGCTGGGTGTACCCGTCGTCCCGTAGGCGGAGGACGCGGTATTGGGTCTTATACTCGTGGCCGAACTCGTCCTCGTCGTCTAGGTAGCGCTCAGCCAAGACGCAAAGGGTCAGGAGTTTCCGACCCCGCACCGTGTCGGTCTTCCAGTTGACGCACTGTTCCGCCGTGTAGGGAATGATCGAGGCCCGAAGGTCGAGGCGGGTGACGTCTTCCTGGGACAGCCCCTCATCGGCAGGAGGGAAGTCCACCAATAGGACAGACCGGCCCGTCTCCAATAGGTTGGAGAGTTCGTCCTTCGCCATCTGGACGATACCCAGCCCGTCCCCCGTGGCGTCTTCGATCAAATACTCAAGGGCCGTGGGGAGTTCATAGGACGGCGCACGCCTGAATGCTGCGCCCACGAGAGCGGATTTAGTCCGACCAGTGAAGTTCGTGTACAGGGCCCGCTTGAGGTATTGGCGATACCGTAGGGTATCCACCCCCAGCCGCTCGCTATTGGCCTCTGCGTCAGGCACGGGGAGGTACTGATGGCGCTTCCCCTTGTCCTTGACTTCGACAGTCCCGCGCACCGCGTCCCGCGTCTTCTGCCAGACGTATTCGTGCTTCTCGTAATCGGGGTGTTTAGTATCGACAGGCATGGCCCGGACCTCGCTTATAAGTTTCCGCTATATCATAGCGCAAAGGAAAACGCGACGTTAGCCACCGGCTTCACCACAGGCATCGCGTACGCGATTGGGTACGTGGTGGCGTCGTTCTGGTGGTCGTTCCCCGAGGTCTTGTCGGGCTCCCCGTTCTTGTAGACCTGTTGTTCTAGGCAGGCCGCCACCGTGGGGCACCGTGTCGCATTGACCCGCACCGTCCCATTGTCTAGCGC